CTCCTTTAAAAATAAGTAAAGGTGCGCTCCTCCGCTCTTCGTTCTACAGACGGTTAGCGGGATCTCCGCTTTCCTTATCCTGGATTCTAAGTTGTTTAAGTTTAGGTCGTAGACGTCGACGTCTATCGCTCCGAACCACGAACTTCCCTCATCGTTTATGGGGACTATCCCAAGCCCAGTTTTTCCGGACAAGTGGTCGCTCCAAACGGCGGCGGTGACCGGCTCCTTTAAAGTCTTAGCCTGCCCCCCGATCTTTCCCCGCTTGCTTTTTTTATCGACGACCTGATAGCACCCATGAGCACGCATCAGCCCAAGAAATCTCTGCATGAACCGTTCCGCTAAATTCATGTCGCACGATCCTCTCCGATTCAAATTTTGTTAAAACGGCGCATCTTCATCAGAGCCTGGGATGATTGGTTCTTCTGGCTTGGCCTGACCCGTGCTCACCTGTTTTGCAAATTCTTTTGCTAAGACGTAGATGTCCGCTTCTTTTCCAGAGAGGAGGTGGTTCACCTCAATCACAACCCCCATCCACTTTCCCTTATCGTTGCTCTCTTGAACGGTCGTCATCTTGTATGCGTGGGAGTAGGTTGGGGGAGTATATTTCCTGTCGGTCTTACCCTTCAACTTGATCGTCTGCATTAAGGTCATCCAATTTTTAGACTTCTTTATCTGCGTGGAACTGAGCGAAAGGACGACGGTCCTCGGCCCATCCGAAATAAGTTGAATGCAGAAGTGGTAGCGCGTGTCAGCGAGATAGTTTCCGTTGTCAAGAACGAACTTTCCACTCTGGTTCCTACTTAACTTCGTCACGTCGATGTCTTGCGGAGAGTAGTCGCCCCGATATCCTCCGCCCTGGTCTCTCGGCACCCACTCAACATACCTGTGCTGATAATAAGCTGGGACGAGGAGCACGCCAACTTTTCCGTCGAACAGCTCCTTCGTCGCAGAATTCATCAGCATCCCCGCCCTTGCTCCCTTCACGTGAGCGGCGTCCCCCTCCGACACTTGGGGAGAATTTGTTTGGAGCACGATCAAAAACGGTATGGCATAAGCGTCCTTGTCCGCCGTCTCAAAACCTTTCCCCGCATCCCGCTCAAAGTCCATCGGAATTGCAGGGAGGCCTGTTCTCGGTTTTTCGGCTGGCAAGTTCGGCCGCCCTTCTTTTCTTTTGCTTCCTTCTGTTCTCATGCGGTCCTCCTTTCCTGTTTAACAGGATGATCCTATCCGTTATGTCTCCACAACCTACGCACCTTTGCCCAGAAAAACTGTCGCCGTATTCATCGATGAAGACCTCCCTTGAGAGAAGGCCGCGACACTTTTTACACTTCATTCTTGCGCCTCGTCACCTTGGTCATAGTTAACTCAAACAAAGAGAACAGCTTTTCTGGAAGGGGCTCTCCCTTCTCGATCTGCTCCCTGCCAAATGCCGACAAAGTCCCCGCATGGATATTCTCAGAAAACTCGGCGTCAAATTTCTGCTTGGTTAATTCCTGAAGAAGTTTCTTTGCTCTCTCTTCTTCGCCGCGGCCGAATCGAGCGGTCACTAGAGTCTTAATCAAGGATCCATGGTCATTCTTTCGAAGCCACTCGTAAGCCTTCGTTCTATTTTCTACCAAAATTGTAGTTATTACGGTTTTCTTCAGCTCGATCTTATCTCCGGAAGAAGTTTTTATCTCTGTTAATCCGAGTTCATTCATCAAAGCTGGAAAGATATCTTGTCGAATTTGTTTAAGCCTCTCGTTTTCTGCTTCCAAAGTTTTTTCGAGTTTAAAGACCGCGTCTTCCTGTTTTATTTGAACCCGGATCATTTTAGCAACTCTCTTCAACTGCTCCTTCGTCACCCTCGCCTCTGAATCCGCCTCAAAATTTAAAGCCACTTTAATCACCTCCTTTTCTAACTGCGCCTTATTTTTCATCCAAAAAAAATGTGGCCTCAATGTCGGCGATCACCAGAGCCTTCAGCAAAGAACATTTATTAAGCGCGTCTCTCCAAGAGTTGCTCCCGAAATAGAAGTGAACCCCCGGGTCCGACCAGGCCATGTGCCAGCGGATCGCGAGCTTCTCCTCCTCCGTCACTTGCATGTGGTCTTGGAGAATGGACACCGACTTCTCCCCGTGGCCCAGCGGGAATTGATCCTTGATCCCCCACTCTTCCTGCTGCACCCACCTGTCGTTCGGCTTTCTCCACTTCATCTCCTTAACGTAAAAGTTCGCTTTGCACAGGTCGTGAAACAAGGCCGCGATCGCGAAGCTTTCGATCGGACCTTTGTAGGAGGTTTGCAGCCTCCTCATCACGGCCCACACGTTTAAGGAGTGGAGCACCAGACCTCCGACCTTGTCTAAGTGGTAATGCATCGACGCGGGAGCTTCAAAGAAGTCGGTCTTCTCCGACAAGAATCTGAGCATCAACTTTGCTCCCCCTCTCTTCACATTCGCTATCACGGCGTCCTCGAACGCGGGCCTAAGCTTATCATAGTTCTCAACTCGTTCTATGGCCACATATTTCTCCTTTCATGGGAAACTTAAGGATACAGAAGACCCCAAAAAGAAAGAGGACGGTGGATGAGGCCGATTCAAACTCTTCAGGGCCTCCTGTACTCTTGTTTTCGTTACGCGAGGGCCGCGGCCGTCAAGGATGCTGCCTCCTCTCATCCAACACCTTGTGAGCGGTCGCTCCCGATTTCCGGAGAACCTCGCGGATGCGCTCGTCAACCGTGTCGTATGCCACCAGATCGATGTAGATCACGGGGTGCTTGAGGCCGATCCTGTGCGCGCGGTCCTCGGTCTGATACCTCTCCTCATACGAGAATGAGTTTGAGTAATAGTACACGACCTCGGCTTCAAACAAATCTATCCCGATCCCAGACCTCTGTTGCCCGACCAAAAACCCGCAGGAGGGATCCGCCTGAAATCTTGCGACAGATTCTCTGCGCTCCTTTAAACTTACTCCGCCGTGAAGCTCGACGACGGACCCCGGCCCGCGCGCTTCTTTGAGCCGACCAACGATCGCGCTTATCTCGGCTCGAAACCGAGCCCACACGACCGTCTTCCCAGGATAGTCTTCGATCAAATTTGCGAGGAGATCTAACTTTGGATTTCCTTTTGAGAGCGGCCTCGCATCACCTGGGTCATCGCTCGGATTTTCTAGCGGGAGAAATCCGCCGGCTATCTGCTGGCACCGCAGAAGCCTCGTGATTTGAAGCGGGTTCAGCATCCTAAAATCTTCAAATTCGATGACGCCATCTTTTAAGACTCTGTCGTAAAGCCTCCTCTGTTCTGAGTTCAAATAAATACCATAAACTTTATAGATCTTTTCTGGCAGGTCCATGCACTCCGACTTAAGCCTTCGGTAAGAGTGGGGGAGAATTCGATCGGCTAAGTCGTCGAGCCGAACGTACTCGATCAGCGTCTCGTACTCCCACGCCTTACCTCCTGGCTTGCTCGCCATCGACTTCTGCCACCGGCCGTAATTGTTCTTAAACGCGTAGAACGAGTAGAAGCCGAGGATCGAGTAGTCAAGAAACCCCATCTGAGCATACAGGTCGAACGGAGATTGAGTGACTGGAGTTCCGGTGAGTATCCTTTTATACTTGGCGCGCTTTCCTAAGGCGATGATCCTCTTCGTCCTCGCCGCTCTCGGGGTCTTGATCCGATTCGACTCATCGACGGCGATGAGGCCGGGAAATTTCTCGAGAAACTTCTTCGATATTTCGGCAATCTCGCATGGGGCGCTATATGCTTCCACGTTTGCCGCAAGGATCCTCAGCTTCCTCTCTTTAACCGTTGGATAGAATAGGCGGCTGATTTGATCCTGAAACTTCTTCGTCTTCGTCCTGCCCGCGAAATATTCGACGGCATAGTACGGGCAGTCTAGGTGCTTCGGGATCTCCTGGCGCACCCAATTTGAGTGGACGCCGTTTGGGGCGATGATTAGGAGGGCTTCGATCCTCTTCTTTTTGAAGAGCGCCTCCGCGGTGTCAAGAGCAATCTTCGTTTTTCCTAGACCCTGCTCCAAAAACAAGGCGAAATTATTCTTCTCCCAAGACATGTTGAAGCATTCTCTCTGGTGCTTAAACGGCTCCGTCTTCAAGCAGCGCCTCCCTTATAAAATCTTTGACGGCGGCGGGATCCACGGCGCCCCAATCTCTCCGCCCCTCCATCGAGCTTAAATAACTGCGGAGAAGCCGAGCCCTCCTTGCGCGGCCGTTCTCGTTTCGAGGGTTCCACCACTGGCCTATGCTCTTTAAATAACTCACCTCGTCCGCCGTCGTGTGCAGGCTTCTCTTGATCATAATCTCCTCCGTAGTTTGGGCAGCGCACGATCATCTCATCCCAAAAAGCACCGCGACTTGAAGCACGCTGGCCCCGACCCAATATAAAGCCTTCACCCAATCTTTTTCGAAGAGGCAGACGACCGCGATCGCGGCGTATTCGAGCAGCAGGATCGCCATAAGGACGCGGCTCACGCTCATCAGAACTCCACCCCTTTCATAACGATCGGCTCCGGCTTCGATCTTCCCTGTTCAAATAAAACTCCGGCGCAAAACCCCCAAGCAAGGCCAGCGAGGATACCCAAGACCGCGGCGATCCGGATCGACCTATCCCACGCTTTCTTCTCCACTAAGATCACGGCGCTACTCCAAAAAGATGTAGATGAGCCAATAGGTGAGCAGAAGGCCAAGCCCCGCCGCAACCAAGAGCCAAAATAATCTGGACAACTTTTTTCTCGCGATCATATCAGCCCCTTCTCTCTTGCGAGCCACTCCGGCACTTCCACTATGGAAGACCACCTCCGGAAATCAACCTGACTTTTTGGGAGCCAGAGCTTCTTGCCCTCGATCAAGATGCAGATGGATGCTCCGCGCTCCTCGATCAGCTCGTCAAATTTAACTTCAACCATCCCGCTCGAAATTATCCACCGCACAACTCTTCTCCATCTTCCGGCAGCAGCCCTCCCGGAGAATTATACCTCGCGTTAAGCTCCCGCCACACGCCAGGAAAGATCATCTTTAATTTTTCGGCGTTATCGCTATCAGCCAGCCGCATCGCCGCCTGGATCAAGGCGTAAAACGGCGGGTCATCTAAAACCAATTCTTTCCCCTTCAAATACTCGTGGTAACTCATATCAGCCCCTTTTCTCTCGCGAGCCATTCCTGGACCTCGCATGACCCGTCCGCGAAAAAATTCCTGACCTGCGACTTTGGGAGCCATATTTCCTTCCCACCCACTTCTACCAAGTAGGCGCTCTCCGTCTGACTTCGATATTGGTCGAAGAAGATTTCCACCCAAGTTCCTCTGGATCCCACGCCTCAACCCCTCAACACTTTCTTCACAATCGACTCGTTCGACGAGCCGCATTTTTTGCAGATGAAGGAAACGATCCCAAACTCAGGCTTAGCTCGAAAACCTGCGCTCGAGATCTCAACCCATTCTCCACAGCCTGAGCACCAGACGACTCTAACCCTCCTCTTTTTCTTCATGCCTTCCCCCCGTTGAAAATCGTGAAAGTTCTCATCTCTTTAGAACCGCCGGCCTCAACCCTAAACGAGGCGGCGCTCATGAAATTGAGCTTCGCCTCCGCAAGGAACCCTTTCCAATTCACCGACGGGATCAGGTGGTCTTTTCGGATGCTAACCCGGTAACCCTCGCCGGAGAAGCTTGGGAGCATCCCAACCTGGCCCGTTTCCTCGTTGTAGAAGAGGCGAAGGTTAGGCGCTGAACCAAGCTCAGTCTTCCAAAACTCCACGGAAAATCGGAGCGCAGATTTTGAGGCATAAACGCAGTCGGGAAACATGCTCCTTTTAAGCAAGCGCTTTCTACGAAATTCTATGAATGGCATATCGCTCTCCTTTTCTAACAAGCTTATTCTCTCGCGTCCGCCCGCAGAATTTTAAGCACCTCATCTACCCCGCCATAGTAGCGGACCATGCTCCTCAGAATTTTTTGGTCCTGGCCTTTTTCTCTGAGCTCCCTTTTCAGAGCTCTTTGCCGGATGCGCCCCCTTATATTATCCGGAGAAAATGCGCTCCCATCTTCTTCCGCAAGCTTTATCCTAGAATCTCGCCTCCGCTTTTTCGCCTCTTCATAGCGCCCCATCTGCCTTTGATAAGACTCAGTTCTCCCCCTCTCTTCTCCCGATATGAGAAGCACCTTTGAAAACATCCCGCAAGACCCGCCGCAAGTCCAGGCGTTCTTCTCGCCGTCGGAGGAGAAAAACTTGAGGCAGCCGCCGCACTTCCTGCACCGGCGCTGGCGGAGATTATTTGGAAGAATGTGGACTTGCCCTTTAAAAACGCCCTGGTATTCGTATGGCATGCCTCCTTTATACACCCCTTTGAACCAAATGTAAATACTTTTTTTTCGGGAGATCGAAAAAGTAGCGGAGGAGAAATTCGCTTGCCTCGGCATCGGATGTGCGTTTCCAGTCGACAGCGGTATTATGTTATAACTCTTGGATATCATTGATAATTTTTGAATGGCATCAAGGAGGATCGGCCACCCCTTTGTATAAGGATGCCGTTGCTGGGGTTTAAACCCCATGAATTTATTTATAAAATTTTGAGGCATCACGCAACCTATAAGAGGAGGTATTTCAATCGAAATGAAAAAAAAAATTTCAATTCGATTAAAAATGGCACCAGTGATGCTTACCGATGCAGAATAAAAATATTTAATTATATTAATCAATTACCAGATAGGTTCGTATAAATAATCTGCATCGGCACTTTGTCGGTTTTTTTAGGTTTACATTAGATGTAAGGCAGAGTGAATAAGATCCTTAGCACCTACGCGAAGGCGTTGTATAATTATATGCTTTCTTCTACCTGTAAATACTCCTATTATAGGCGCGGGAAAAGGGTTTACATTTGGTTATTAGCAAGGTCACGCTGATTATTTATTTTACTTTAGGTATCCATTGTGATACATGGGATGGAAAGGAATGAACGATGGCGCAGCCAGTTAAAGGGAGAAGAGGAGATTTTCAAAAGAGACCTTGCAAAAGAGTTCATTTTAAATCTAAAGAGTTTAGAGATAAGCTGTATGAACACCTATTAATCACCGCCGGGAATGTTACTAAAACCTGTCTTTTAATGAACCTGAACCGTGTCGCTCTTTATAAATCTCTTGAAAATGATAAAGAATTTAAAAAAGAATTTGATAAGGTTAGAGATGCGGCTATGGACACCGCCGAAAGCGAGGCGATTCGTCGAGGAGTAGATGGCGTCAACAAACCCATATTCTATTTGGGGGAAGTCGTCGGCTATGAGCGGGTTTATTCCGACCACCTTCTTGCGAGGCTGTTGAGCGCGTATCGAAGAAATTGGAGAACGACTACTTCTGAGTTGAGTGGCCTCGATGGAGAGCCGATCAAATTGATCGTCGAATATGAAGGAGATGGGAATGGGGCTGGAGTTAAGAGTTCGCCTTCCAAAGCCGCACCTTAAGCAACTTCCATTTTTAAGGACGGTTGTGAAGCGGAAGATCGTTCGCGCCGGCAGAAGAGGCGGGAAGACCGTTGGAGTTGCGATCCTTGCGGTAGAAGAATTTCTTCGGGGAAGAAGAGTTCTTTATGCGGCTCCAACTTCGGAGCAGATTGGAAGATTCTGGAAGACGGTCTCGAAAGCTCTTTGGGAGCCGATAGAGAAAAAGGCTCTGTATAAAAATGAGTCGGAGCATATCATCGAGGTTCCTAGAACTGAGAATCGGATCAGAGCAAAGACGGCGTGGAACGCGGACACTCTTCGGGGAGATTACGCCGACGTCCTTATCCTTGATGAATGGCAACTGATGGACGAGGACGCGTGGAACCACGTCGGAGCTCCGATGCTTCTCGACAACGATGGTGATGCGATCTTCATATATACTCCTCCGAGCCTCCACAGCAGAAGCGCAAGCAAAGCAAAAGATCCTCAGCACGCGGCAAAGATGTACGCGAAAGCCTTGCAGGATAAATCGGGTCGATGGGCCGCTTTCCACTTCACCTCGCACGACAACCCTCACATAAGCAAGGACGCGTTATCCGAAATAACTCACGACATGACTTCTCTCTCTTATCGGATGGAGATCTTAGCCGAGGACGTCAACGAATCTCCTGGCGCCTTGTGGAAGAGGGACGCCATCGACAAAGGCCGCGTCATCGAAGCGCCTCCTCTTACGAGGATCGTCGTGGGAGTGGATCCTTCGGCAACGAGCACGGGGGATGAGGCGGGGATCGTTGTCGGAGGCCTTTGCAAAGGAGAAGGCTACATCCTCGCCGATGAGTCCGTTCAGGGAAGCCCGCTAACGTGGGCTACGGCGGCGATCACGGCTTACCACAAGTTTAAAGCAGATCGAATCATCGCGGAAGCGAACCAGGGCGGAGAGATGGTGTCTCTCACCATCGCTCAGGTCGACGAGAAAGTTCCCGTGGAATTGGTGCACGCGAGCAGAGGGAAGCAGACGAGGGCGGAGCCGATCGCCGCACAGTATGAGCAGGGGAGAGTTCACCACGTTGGAAAGTTCGAGGCGCTTGAAGATGAGATGTGCCTCTGGATCCCCGGCGATCCGTCGCCAAATAGAATGGACGCCATGGTCTGGGCGCTGACTGAGTTGATGCTTTCATCCGACCCAGGATTCTTCTTCGTCGGGAAAGAAAAGAGGGCAATGGCATGATTTCTGTAGACAAGGTTCTTTCTAAGTTTGGCCTCATGAGAGAATCGGAGGCGAAGGCTAGGACAAACGCCTTAGTTAGTTCATACGTCTCAGCCCGCGGGTCAACTGCCTTGATGCCTGAAAAGCCTTACAGCCAGCTCGTCGATGCTTATCGGTCCTGGGTTTACACCTGTATCGACAAGATCGCGAAGTCGGTCGCGATGGTTCCTTTGAGGCTCTTCGTCTATCGGCGCAAAGGCGTGAAGGTGGTCGACCTCTCATGGCGATCTAGTTATAAGGCCTTGCCTAAAAACGGGGAGCGAAAATATTTTCTTAAGGAGATGGGCCTCGAAAGGGAAGAGATCTTTGACCACCCGTTCTTGACTCTGATAAATCACCCGAATTCTTTTATGACTCGATTCATGCTTTGGTATGAGACGATGATTCGGTTGGAGCTTGGAGGATTGTGCGGGTGGCTGAAAGTTATGAACGGCCTCAGAATCCCAAGCCAAATCTGGCCGCTCCCTCTCACGAAGTACGCGCGCCTCGTTCCGAAGGTCTCATCGAAGTTAGATCTTGAATATTGGGACTATCGGGACGGCGAAGTGGCGCAGCAGTTTAAGCCGGATGAAGTCTTGTTGATTAAATACCCCAACCCCGCTTCTCCGTTCATGCCGATGTCTCCGTTAATGGCTCAGGCCTATCCTTATGATATTGACCTTTTTCTTATGGAGCAGCAGAAGGCTCTCTTTGAACACGGAGCAATGCCGGGGCTTCATCTAACAACGGAGCAAAAGCTCGGGACAGAGCAGGTGAAGGAGCTGAAGGAATTGATCGACTCCCAATTTGCTGGCGCCGTTAAGTCGGGGGAAACTTTAATCACGCACTCGGGGCTTAAGGCCGAGAAGCTTGGCATGACGGGCAGGGAAGCCATGATAAAGGAAGTCGCGCGTTACGCGCGCGATAAGCTTATCACAGGTTTTGACTTGTCTCCCGGGAAGCTTGGGTTGGTCGAGGACGTCAATCGAGCAAATATGGAGGCGCTGAACGAGACGTTTATTCTCGAGTGCCTTCTCCCGCGGTGCATGATGATCGAAGAAGTTATGGAAACATTTTTTCTTCCGACCTACGACGAGGGGTTGACCTGCGACTTCGATCTCCCCGACTATGGCGACAAAGCGATTAGAATTTTGGAGAGGCAGTCCAACCTCAACACGCTTTATTCGTCGATCAATGAGGAAAGGGCTTTGGAGGGGAGGGAGCCAGTTCCTTGGGGCGATAAGCCTTGGGTCTCGTTCACGATGACCCAGGTTGGAGCAACTCCACCAACTTCCGCGCCTCCCGCTAAATTATTTAAGGCGATGGACAATGATTTTTGGACGGACGAAAAGAAAGATATCGCGTGGAAACTTTTCGTGCAGCGGTCGGAAGTTCTTGAGAGAATTCTCATCGAGCCACTTAGGACTTACTTCAACTTACAAAGGGAAGAAGTCATCGGTCGGCTCAGCGAGCGAGGCAAGGCCGTCGTTGGCCAATATAGCGGGTGGTCGCGGGCGAGGGTGGAAGCGCATCTTAAGGAGAATAAAACGGTTCAAGATATCAACATCAACAAAAAGATTGAGCAGGAGCGGATCAAGCAACTCGCCTTACCATTGATTCGGGAGATCATGAAAAAGACGGGGGACGCCCGAATTCATGACCTGTTAGAATCAATCAAGGTTGCCGTTGACTTCAACGTCAACGATCCCGCCGTTTTGAAGTGGCTTGGAGGTCGGATGCGTCAGTTTTCTAGCGAGGTCACGGGGACCACCTTCGACGACATTGAGGCAATCCTGCGCCAAGGCTTCACGGAAGGACAACCGGTAGTCGCCATTGCTCAGACTCTTGCTGAGAAGTTTGAATCCTATGATAAGTATCGGGCTCCGCTAATCGCGAGGACCGAGACGATTGCCGCGATGAACCAAGCCGATCTTGAATCAGTTAGCCAAACGGGGCTTGAGGACCAACTCCTTAAACACTGGCTAACGGCGGGAGATGAAAGAGTTAGAGAATCTCACCAGCTCGCCGGCCAAGTTTATTTGGACGGGATCGAGATGGACGAGGATTTTAAGGTTGGGGCAGATCAGATGTCGGCGCCGGGAGACGGCAAGTTGGCGGAGGAGAACATCAACTGCCGCTGCACGCTTTATTATACGGAGAAGAGCGAGTGAGAATAGTTGGGATAGGCGGAGCGGTCATCAAGACCGCGTGGGAAGAGATTAAGGAGGTTGCTCGAAGAGGGTGGATCGACGTGCTGATTCATAACGGCGGCTCCTTGTTTCACGACTTTCAGCGAGCAATGGATTCGAGTTTGAGAGATGAACACTCCTATCCG